AAAGAAATCTCCTGAAACTTCAATCGACTTGGAAGCATTTGCGAAGAAAGTTGCAGAGGACACTGCAGCTAAAATCGCTATGAAACAAGCCGAAGCTAAAGCAGCAGAAGAAAAGCAATTACAAGAGCAGGCTGAAAAGCAAGCTCAAGTAGACGCTGAAGCAAAAGCTGCTCAAGAAGCAAAGGAAATTGAAACAAAAACTATAGTGGAAGCTGGTTTGACAGGAGCTGAAAGGCTAATGGAAGACCTAGAAACTAGAGTTAATGAAAAACAAGAAGACTTAAAATCAGTAGTCGACTCATTAGAAAAGCAACTCGCTGAGAAATCAGAAGAAATCATGAATATTCGTGAATCTAAAAGAGTATTTGCTAACAGAAATGGTTCTGGCGACTGGAAAAAAGACTTCGAGCAAGACGTTATTGACGCAAAATTTGCTGGTTTAGCTACTGGTAAAGGTTGGGATAACAGCTATGCTAAAGGTGTAATGGAAAAAGTAAACGTTCAAGCAGGTGTCGAAGTATCTGGTGCTGAATTTGAACAGTTAGTTTCAACATCTATTGAAAGAGATATTCAAAATGAGCTAGTCTTAGCACCTCTATTTAGAGAAATTGCTATGAGTTCTGCTAATATGATTATCCCAGTATTACCAGATGCTGGTTATGCCGAATTTACAGGTAACCAAACAGCTTCAGGTAGTGCACCAAAAGGTAACTTAGACCCTAGAGGGGACGCTTACGACCCAGGTAATGCCGCAGGTGTTGATATGACAGATATCACATTATCAACCAAAAAGCTTATTTCACAATCATACTTAGGTAATGAGACTGAAGAAGATGCTATCTTACCAATCCTTCCTTTAATTAGAGAGTCAATGGTAAGGTCTCATGCAAGAGCTATGGAAAATGCGTTACTATTAGGTAACCATGCAGACGGCGCTTTTGGAACTTCAAATGCAGCATTTGAAGGCTTAGTTGAGCATGCTGACAATGGTTCATTCTTTACGAGTGACGTTGGTGGCGGTTCAGGTGGAATCTATGCAGCTGGTGATAAATTAACTGCAGCAGACTTACTTGGTCTAAGAAAGAATATGGGTAAATATGGTATTAACCCATCAGAAGTTGTATACATTGTTTCACAAGAAGGTTACTACAACCTACTTGAAGATGCAGAGTTCCAAGATGCTAACCTAGTTGGCGACATGGCAACTAAGCTATCTGGAGAAATCGGACAAGTATTCGGTACAAGAGTACTATTATGTGATGAGTTCCCAGGAAAAGCAGCGACTAAAGTTGGTGCTATAGCAGTATATCCTAGAAACTATGTAATGCCAAGACTTAGAGGTGTGACAATTGAGTCAGACTACGAAGTAGCACAACAAAGAAGAGTACTAGTTGCTTCACAAAGAATCGGTTTTGCCGAGTTAATTGAGAACGCTCATACAGTACACGGATGGAAATACGCAGCAGCTAGTTAATAGCTCATAACGGTTTTGGTGGGTTTCCTTAAACCCACCCTTTTTAACTATGGCAGACTTAATAACAGTAAACGAATACAAAGACGCAGAAGGCCTTCGAGGGGAGAAGGACGACGACCGTCTCGCTGTTATAGTACCTCAGGTATCTGATTTAGTTAAGAAGTATTGTGGAATAAGTTTTATAGATTACTATAGCACTTCTAAAGTAGAAACTTTTTCAATCGAAGATAATTTTACCTATTCGATTATTCTTAGTGAAAGTCCAATAGTTGAAGTTTCTAAAGTAGAAGAAAGAGAAACTTATTCAGATAGTTACAAAGAGTTAACTACAGGAAAATACCAGTATTACGTAGACGAAGAAGCAGACGCAATCATTAGAACTAACGAAACTGGTAATCAGATAAGTTGGAAGAAAGGTGTAGGTGCAGTTAGAATTACATATAAAGCTGGCTACGCTTCAACACCAAAAGATTTACAATTAGCACTGTTTGACTTAGTAAACTATTACATAAAAGACGAACATAAAGAAAGAAGAACTTTGGGCGGAGCAGTCCAACAGAATCAAGGTACTGCTGGAATCAGAAATAGTACTGACTTTCCAGACCATATAAAAAGAGTACTTGATTTATATAAAGTGGTTATTTAATGTCTTCAACACTCAGAGCGAAGTTAGTAGAAGAAATAAAAAGTAATGTTGACGGTCGTATAAGTGGAGGTTACTTTACTTATGGAGAGTATAAACTACATAAAGCGAGATGGGAAGGAGAACTAGCACAAGCACACGTGGCACAAATAGAATCATCCCCAGATCTTACACCTTTTGATAGTGGAAGCGGAAGAGTTGGTGGCTCAATATATGGAAGCTGGACAGCTTTAGGAGAAAAGTTATTAACGCATCTAAGAAAAAATGCAAATAAGAAAACTTATAAGCTTGTAAAAGGTACAAAAATAACAGCTGATACATTTGAAATACATTATAAAAGAAACCCAGACAATCAAAAAGCAATTAATGGTGCACACATAGAAAACGCTATTGATGCAGCGATTAAAGAGTTTATGAAAAAAGAACTCCGAGATATAGCAATGGAGTATGTACATGGTAGAACAGGTACAGGACAGTTTGATAATGCCTTATTTAGAGGTAATAAAGCAGAAGTAAGAGCCGACATAAGAAACAGAAGAGGTTCTCAAGCTGGTGGACAAGGTATTAACGTAGACCAGGGTATAGCAAAAGCAATAGATGAAGTAGTAATGGATAAAGCTAACTATCATATATTCTCAACTATACTAGATTATTATAATCATGTATTTGGCTATGACCATGAAGTAAAAGATTTTTCAAAAGGGAATACTTTTAAACAAAAACTAATAATGAGAGGCTCTCTTGATACTAAAGAAGCAGCAGATAATGCTAGTACTTACGATAAAGCAATTAAAGAAGAAGCAATAGCTTTCTTAGAAGATGCAGACGGTGAGATGGCTATTGAGATAATGAAAAGACTCAAAAAGGCAAAACCCAATGATTGGAAAGGTATTGGCCCAGCAAAAATGCAAACTTTATGGGCAGATAGTCCAGGACCAATAGAAAAACTTGATAAATTGGGTAAAGCAAAAGTAATAGAAAATTTTTTAAAGGCAGTAAAAACAAAACCTGATTTAAGATTAAAAATTAATAAAAAAATATTACAAGAAGCCAAAAAGAAAACACAAGGTACAAAAGTAAAACACAAAGGTAAAAAAGCTTTTAGAAGTAATACTAAACGAGCAGGAACAGCAAGAGCAGCAGCAAGCAAAGTACAACAAAAAGCAGGTAAAAATCCTTTAGCATTAAGAAATATGTTAAATGAAATGTTGCCAGTAGCAGTTGCACAAAATATGCAAAGTCCTGCACTAAACTATAGAACAGGTAGATTTGCAAACTCAGTAAGAGTAACAAATGTAACTCAAGGGCCAAGAGGTGGAAACACAATGATTGATGCAACTTATATGACAAATCCATATGAGACATTTGCACCAGGAGGAGATAAATATACTCCTCAGAGAAACCCTGAAAGATTAATTAGGAGAACATTAAGAGAAGTAGCCACAGGAATAATTGGCAACAAATTCGGAGTTAATATAAGATAATGGAAACGACACTAGCAAGGAAACATACCACGCGACGTCGCGCCATAGTAGAGGCATTATGCCAAAAACTTGAGAATATTAATGGAAGTCCCCCATTCAGAACTTCAGTCGCAAAAGTAGAAAGACGACTAAAATTTTGGGACGAAGTAAACGAATTCCCTACTATTCATGTAGGAGCGGGAGCAGAAACTCGCGAGTACGATGGTGGCGGATTCAGATTTAGATTTTTACAATTAACAGTTCGATGTTATGTTTCAGATGATAGTGATGTTATCGAAGCACTCGAAGAACTGTTAGAAGATGTTGAGACAGTAATAGAGGATAATGATCCGCTAACTTACTATGATTCAACAGGAACATCTCAATCTACAGTACAAACATCAATTATTACTGTAGATACAGATGAAGGCGTATTAGAACCTCTAGGTGTAGGAGAAATCACCTGCGAGATTCGATATTAATTAGGAGAAAATAATGGCATTTTTCTTTAGTAGAGATACCAAAGTATTTATGGAATGGTCAGAAGACGGCACAACTGCTAACACAGCTCTCTATGAGATACCTGTTTTAGACGGTTTTTCTTTTAGCCAAGGCACAAATACTTCAGAGGTTACATTAAGTGAAGCAGCTACTTCCGCAGGAGCAACGAAAAGAGGTAGAGCAATGTTTACTGACTCTTTCGCACCAGCAGAGTGGAGCTTCTCAACTTATATGAGACCAACTGTATCAGGTTCAAATGCAAAATATGTAAGTGGAGACCACGCTGATAGTGGTGGACACTTTGCAGTAGAAGGCCCACTTTGGGCAGCTATGAGTGCATCAGATTATGATAAAGCTTGTGGCGGAGACGCATTTGGCGATACAGCTAAACAAGAATTTAACTTTGCAAATTCAAATAACGTAACACTTGGTGCATTTAATATGTACTTTGTATTAGGAGCTGCAAAAGATACAGCTACAACTGAGTACGAAACAGGTACAGACGGTGTAACAGTATATAAACTAGCTAACTGTTCAGTAGGTTCAGCATCAATTGATTTTGATATTGAAGGTATTGCACAAATCGGCTGGGCTGGAAACGGTCAAACAGTTGAAGAGTTAAATACAGCTTTGAATACAGCAGCTACCGGAACAACTGCAAAAGGTTTAATCAGAGAAGGTGTAGACACAACATCAAACTTCATCAGACAGAAACTAACTGACTTAACAATTAGTTTCAAACCAGGAAGTTCGACAGGAACACTAGGCACTCTAGATTCAAACTCTAATTCAGACCAAGCTTACACTATAACATTAACAGGTGGTAATATTACAATCGAAAATAATCTTACATACTTAACACCTGAGACTTTAGGACAAGTTAACTTGCCACTAGGTCATGTTATGGGAACAAGAAGTGTCTCAGGTAACTTTACTTGTTACTTGAATGACGCGGCAAATAGTTCATTAGACTTATTTGAAAGACTACAAGAGTCAAGAGGTGTTATTACTAACGCATTTGGCTTAACATTTGGTATAGGCGGCTCCGGCGGCACACCAAGATGTAATGTTGAACTAGCAACAGCGCATTTAGAACTACCATCTCACAGTTTTGAAGATGTAGTTTCAGTTGACGTAGCTTTCCATGGTTTACCAGGAGACCTATCAGCAACTGATGCAACAGCAACCAATGAAGTAAAAGTAACTTACGTAGGTGCTTAATTAAAATAAAACTCGGGAGGGTTTCGACCCTCCCACTTTTTAAGGAATAATATGACAGAAACTAAACAACCAGTATCACTTAAGAGTTTATTAACTCCAAGCAAAACTGTTTCAATAGAGTTTCCAGGACTAGACGGATTTGAAGTTAAATTAACTTATCTTGCTAGAGAGGAACTACTTAAATTAAGAAACAGAAGTGTAAAACAAGTTTTAAATAAAAAAACTAGGGCTTACGAAGAACAGCTAGATAATGATAGATTCTTAACCGAATACTGTAAAGCAATTATCAAAGGCTGGAAAGGCTTAAAGTATAAATACTTAGAAGAGCTTCTATTAGTAGATACAAGTGATGTAAACCCTGAAGACGAACTTGTCTGGAATGATGAAAACGCAGAACTTCTTATGAAGAACTCTGGCGATTTCGACAACTGGGTTTCTGAAACTGTTGGAGAACTAGAAAATTTTACCAAAGTCAAGTAGAACAGATTCTTGACCTATTTGACAAACAGTTCTCAGACAAATATCTCGATGTAGATAAATATCTAGCAGTATGTGAACAGTTAGGCGAAGACCCTGACCCCGAAAAGATGCCTCCCGAATATTCTGACTATCCGTTAGAAGTTCAGCAGGCATTTTTGTTACATAGCTACTTACACGACCAATGGGATGGTATGTCAGGTATGTATATGGGTAAAGACCAAGCACCTCTAGGAACATTACTAGACATTTTAGAAATCGAAGATAAAAAAACAGTCCTCTTTTTTCTAAAATGTATTGAAGATAGAAACGCAAATCAAATCAATCATAAAGTCGCAGAACGACAAAAGGCAGCCCAAAGAAAGGCTAAATTAGGAAAATAGATGGCAAAAGTAAAAGGCGGAGAACTTACCTTTATCCTCAGTGATGACGGAAGTCTTAAACTAGTAGAGCAAAAAGCTAAGAAAACCGCAGGTGCAATGAATAAAGTCGGGCAGACTGCTCACAGTGCTGACCGTTCGTTAAAAGGAGCAGCTAATGCTTCTTCAGGTGCATCTAAAAACTTTTCAAAACTATCTCAAGGTATTACAGGAGGACTTGTTCCTGCTTATGCAACATTAGCAGCTAACCTCTTTGCCGTAGACGCATTATTCAGATTCCTGAAATCATCCGCAGATTTTCGTGTATTAACCCAAGGGCAGGAGGCTTTCGCCGCTGCAACTGGTGTTGCTTATAAATCTTTAGCACACGACTTACAATCAGCTACTCGAAATATGATTAACTTCAGAGATGCAGCACAGGCAGGTGCGATTGGTAGAGCTGCAGGACTATCAGCAGGACAACTTACAGAACTATCAGAAGCCGCTTTCAAAGTTTCAATGGCACTTGGTAGAGATGTTACAGATTCATTTAACAGATTAATTCGAGGTGTTACAAAAGCGGAACCAGAATTACTAGACGAATTAGGTATCGTGTTAAGACTAGAAGAGGCAACGACAAAATATGCAGCGTCTCTCGGTTTAAATAAGAACCAGCTGTCTATCTATCAAAAATCACAAGCAGTAGTAAACGAAGTACTTGACCAAGCAGAAAGAAAGTTTGGTAAGATTAATGCTATCATGGAGCCGCAAGCTAACTCTATCGCACAGTTAGGAGTAGCTTTTGAGAAAACTATTGATAGTATAAGACCATTTATATCTGCGCTAGTAGAACCTGCAGCTGATTTCTTTAGTAATAATATTACGGCAGCCGCAATTGCAATGGGTCTTTTTGCTACTACAATTATATCTTCTGTGATTCCTTCCCATCAAGAATTATTGATAAAACAAGCAGAACAAACAGAAGCACATGAAGCACAATTAGACCGATTAAAACTAAAAACAGAAACCTTAGAAAAAGCAAGAGCAAAACTCGCAAAAACTCCTATAGCCCAAGAAAAGTTTACAAAAAGAATGGGTAAAGATGGATTAGATATGAGTAAACTAGGAGGAGCTAGTGGAGAAGCATTAAAAGCTGGAAAAGCACTTACAAATAAACAAATTGGTGTTATTAAATCTCAAGTAACTAGAGGTGTAGGCGCATTTACTGGAATGACCAAACAAATGAAAGCAAAGTATACTGCAATGCTTACAGATATGCAAGGTAAAACAAGTGTTGCTCAACAAAAAATACTTTTAAATTGGGAAGGTATAAAAAACGGTGTTCAAATAAAAACTACTCAAATGCAAATACACTGGCAAAGAGCTATGGGCGTGATGGCTGGCGCTACAAGAACTGTAACGATGGCTATGACAGGACTAATGAGTTTTATGTCTTATATAGGTATTGCAATTTTAATATTTCAAGCAGGTAAAGCAGCTTATGATAAATTTTTTGGACCTGACCAAGCTCAATTAGATGCTTTTAATGATAGAATAGGAAAAATTACAGAATCTACAAAAAATTTAAACACAGAATTAGTAAAAATGGGAGAAGTAGCCAGACTAGGATTACTAGAGACAGTTGTTGAACAAGTAGAGCATTTAGGAGAAGCAGTAGCAAGTGCTAACTTAAAGAAAATGTTCTCAGAATTTAAACTTCTAGAAGGAGATAAAGACGTAAATCCTGAAGCTTTTCAAGACTTATCAGATAGTTTAGTATCTTCTTTAAATGCCTTATCAAACTTAGATGATGGATTTACTAAATATGCTAATACATTAAAATATACAGGAACACTAACTCCTAAACAAATTCAAGATATGAGAAAAATGGCAGACGGCTTTATGGAAGCAGGAAATGCCGCAAAAGGACTAAGAGAAGTACAAGGAGAGTTAGTTAAAGAACAAAATAGACTTGTACAAAGTTTACCTAAAATTCCTTATCAAAATATGTTATCATTGATTGAAACCCAAATTAAACATTATAAAACGTTAGGAGATTCACACAAAGCGTTCGCAGAAGAAGCCTCAACAAGATTAGAATATTTTAATAAGTTACAAGAAAGAAGTATTGCACTTCAATTAGAAGAAATGCAATTAAAAAAATTACAAAAGAAACAAAGTTTAGGGGGCGCAGGAACCACTTCACAAGAGTTAAAATTTGCTCAGGATGTAATAAAACTAAGACAAGAAGAGTATAAAATTGATGATTTAATGCTACAAATCAAAACAAGTAAATTAGAAAAAGATAGTATAGCAAGAAAAGGTATGGAACAACAATTAGTACTCGCAAAAGAAAACTTAGAAGTTTTAAAAATGCAAGCAACTGTTTCAGGCCTAATGTCTAGTCAACTTTTTTCAACATATAATAAAGCATTTACTCAAGTTTATACTGATTTTGGAGCAGGAATAGGAAAAGCCATAAGAGGAGAAGAGGGAGCTTTTGATGCCTTAGGTAAAAACTTAAAAAATACAGTATCTAATGCAATTGGAGATGCATTAGCAAAACAATTTTTAGATGATGTTTTACCAGATGGAATGAAACCAGCAAATATAGCAGAAGAGATAAACAAAGCAGGCTCTTATCATGCAGAACTAGTAAAAAATAAAATTATGCAAGGAGGAGAGCATCATGCAAATTCACTAGTAGGAGTTGCGAATGATATGACTAAAGCTCTTGCTTCAATACAAAATAAACAAAATGTTGCAAGAATAAATGTACTAAAAGCAGAGCAAGGAACTCTATCAGACCAGAGAGACAAAATTAATAAAAGACTAGATACACTTAGAAAGCAAACAAGCCCAAATGCAATTGATAATTTTGTGGCTAGTTCAGAAGGAAAAAGAGCTAAACTTGACTATGCTAGAGGTCAATTATCAGGAGACGATTTAGTAGAATACAATGATAGACAAAAGAAACTCGAGAGATTAATTGCAAGAAGAAGCCAACTGCAAATGGAAGCACAAGACCCTGCAAATATGCTCAATGGTAAAGCTTATTATAAAATGCCCAATGCTCATAACCAAGGCGGTCAAACATATCAAAGTAGAATTGCTTTAAGAACAAAAGAAATAGAGGCCTTATTAGAAGAACAAACAGATGTGCTTGATGATTTAGGCGGAAGTTTTACAAAACATTTAACTGACAATATTTATAATACAAAAGAAGATATACTTGACTTAGAAAATAGAGTAACAGGTATAGATGCACTAATAACTAGTAAGTCAGTAGAAGAAGCAGGTTTACAAGATATAGTCGACAACAAGGACACTGGTAATATTAAAACGGTTAAGAAAACTGAAGATTACGTACCTGGCCAAGAAGATGAAAACCCTTACGCAAAATATGATGGACAAGGATTTATGAGCGACGATATGAGTGAAAAAGTCAATCAGTTTGGTGGAGTAGTATCTATGTTAGGTGCTGTAGCAGGTGAAGACGAAAAAGTTGCTAAACTTATGACTGTTGTTGCAAAACTGCAAATGGCAAATGCTTTAATGGAAAGAGTAAATATAGCAATGCAAGCTAAGAAAGATGGACTTAGTTTTATAGGAGCTTTCTTAGGCGCACCTTCAGGAAGACAAGGTGGCATCATGTCAAAACATGCTAGAGGTTACTCACAAGGTGGAGTAGCAGACGGCCCCACAGCAGGATATCCTGCAGTACTACATGGTAGAGAAGCAGTAGTACCACTACCAAATGGAAGAAGTATTCCTGTAGATATGGGCAAAGGCGCTGGAGGAACTAACAACGTTTCTATCAATGTAAACATGGCAGAAGGTACTACGGAAACAGTATCAGATAGAGAAGAAGCAAAAGCACTCGGAGTAGCAATTAATCAAGCAGTTTACCAAGTATTAGAAAAAGAACAAAGACAAGGCGGACTTTTAGGAGGATAATATGGCACTAGGATTTGATGTAGGAGGAACACTGGGAGTAGTAAATCCCGACAAAGGCTTTAGTGTAAAAAGAACTCCACAAGTATATGAAGTATCTTTTGGAGACGGCTACCAGCAAAGAGCATCTAGAGGACTGAATCCTATGACAGAAGAAATTTCTGTAAACTTTGCAACTAGACCAAAAGATGAAATAGACGACATAGAAGCATTTTTTGAAACAAAAGCAGGGATAACAAAATTTAATTTTACTTACGCTGATTCAAATGAGTCAGGCAACGAAAAAACAATCAAAGTAGTATGCAGTAATTGGAATGTAACTTACAATTATGATGATTACTACAGTTTATCAGCAACACTTAAAAGAGTATACGAGGCATAATGGCAGACAAACCAATAGTAGAAGATTTACAAAAGTTAGAAGTAACAGATGCTATAGTGCATCTATATGAATTAGAAGTTACTAAAGGTAACTTTTTCTACTTTACAAATCAAATAGAAAACGATTTATCAAATGTTCAAATGAGAGATTATGACTCAAATAATACGATTAGAACATATGTACCTATGCCTGTTCAAGCAAATGGCTTTGAGGCAAAAAATGATGGCGCTATACCAAGACCAACTATAGTTATGGCAAATGTTACAGATACTTTAAGTAATGCAGTAGGTAATTTTGACTATCAAACACTACTAGGACTAAAAGTAATACGAAGAACTACATTAGCAAAGTATTTAGATGATGGTACAGGAAATAGTACTTCACCACCTGTAGAATTTCCTAGACAAGTGTTCTATGTAGATAGAATAAAAACAAGAACAAAATTTTCTGTAGAACTTGAACTCGTATCACCATTCGATTTAGAGAATGTAAAGATACCAGCTAGAGTTGTTCATGCAAATAGATGTTCTTTTAAATATCAAGGAGCTTCTAGACATTTACCAGCATATAAAAGAGCTCAATCTGGCTGTGTTTGGGATGTTGAAAGTAAACCTGCAGGAAGTGAAAACCATGTTGCTTATGTAAATATGGATGATGAATACGTAATAGACTCAGGAGTTACTTTTACTACATACTCTACAGGTTCTGTTACTAAAGATGCTTACTATAAAACAACACAAGTATTATCAAGAAATAACCCTGATGGAACATCAAGTAGTGTAACTGTAAATAATTATTGGCAGGCAACTACAAGTACCTCCAGTCCAGGAACACCTACTGATACAAATGTGAATTTTAATAGAATACGAGTATACTCTGATTATAATAGCTCACTTGATTATCATACATATAGCGATGATAGACATAATAGTTATGTAAGATTTACAAATGCTACTAGTGGACATGAAAACAATGGCAAAGTAGAATTATGGAAAGCGGTAAAACCAAGTAAAGATGAAACTCCTAGCAATGAAAACGCTTTTTGGGAAAAAGGAGACTCTTGTAGTAAAACAACTATAGGATGTAAGATGAGATTTGCGGCAAATAAAATATCTGGAGATAACTCTACTAATTCTACTTCAATCAATAACAATAAAACTTATCCTTTTGGTGGATTCCCAGCAGCAAGGAGATTTAATTAATGTTTGAAGCAATATTCAATCATGCAGAACAAGAAGCCCCGCGTGAGTGTTGTGGACTTGTTGTACAAGATGGGAATGACAAACGATATATTCGCATGGAAAATATTTCTGAATTTGAAGATGACTTTAAAATGGACGGATTAGCTTTCGCAACATATCAAGCGATTTCAAAAATATTATATGTAGTCCATAGTCACTACGAAGAAGATTGTCGCCCGAGTCAGCATGATATAGATAATTGCAATGCGTTAGGTATACCATATTTAATCGTATCATATCCAGACAAAGAACACTATATTTTGGAACCAAATACATGAAAACTTTATTATTCAAAGGGCAATTAGCTAAACTTTTCGGAGAGAAGCATAGATTAAGCGTAAAGACTATCCAAGAGGGTATGCTTGCTATCGACTCAATGAAAGGTGGATTAAGACGTTATATAATGGAGTGCCAAGACCAAGGAATACACTTTACTGTACAAAAAGGCAGTGAAGTAAAAGAATATGCTAAAAACGAAGAACTATATTTAGACATGAATGATATGACTGAGCAAGAGTTTGATGAAGATACTTATATAATTACACCATTACCTGCTGGTTCTATAAAAGATGCGATTAAAAAAATAATAGTAGCTATTATTCTTATAGTGATAGCTATTAAGTTTGGCCCAGAAGCAGCAACAGAAGCATCAGGTTTTATTGAACATGTAGCTGTAGGGTTAGGATACTTAGGTGCAAGTTTGGCAACACAAGGATTACTAGAACTTATGATGGGCGACCCCGATAGTAATGCTGATGGAGAAAAGAGTAGTTTATTTAACGGCCCAGTAAACACTACTAAACCAGGAGTACCTATACCTTTAGCGTATGGAGAAATAGACGCAGGTGGAGCAGTTATAAATTTTGCTTTTACTAAATCAACATTAAAATCAGCTTATGGATATAGATTTGCTTCAGGTTCATCATCCTCTTCTTCCACTTACTCTTCAGCAGACGACAGTACAGGATATGATTATGGAAACTCAGAAGCCGAAGCGGCAGCAACAGATTATAAAGGACACGAGGAATACTAAGAATGAGTTACGCAAAAAAGACAATGCAAGAAGCAGAAAAAGCCAGGGAAGCAGCAACATCTGCAGCAGCGGCCGCTGATACTAGAACTGGACAATATCTAAATTTATCAGGAGAAACAAAAAATCAATCTGCTGTAGTATTTGATGCAATATCAGAAGGTCCAATTGAAGGACTAAAGTATCAGGGTGCTAGTATAAAATTAAACGGAGATAGAGCATACTCTTTAGGGTCATATACAGCCAAAGGTATATCATATTCTGCAAATGCTAGTTATAACTCTACAACTGGAGTAATTACAGACCATAACAGTCCTGGATTTATGAAAGATTCAAAAGTATCTCATGGTACTAGAAAAATGTTAATCCAAGGGGCAGCTAAAAATGGTACTGCAAATACAGTAGCAGGAAATACAACAATTATTGGAACAAATATAGTATTTGCAAGTAGTGATGTAGCAGAGCCAAGTAATCTTACTCCAATGCTTAGAATAGAAGGTGCTGGATTAGATGGAGCAGATTTTTCTTCCCATATCGTAAGACACATTAACACTTCAGCAGTAGAAGTAGCATATGCCCCGAGTTCAAACACTACTAATGCCACAATGACATTAGACCTTATAAAAACAATCAGTTCAATAAATACAGCAAACAATACTGTCACAGTAGAATCACCTTCTGGAAATGATGTAAATAATGGTAGAGTAGTAATGTCTACTCCAACAGATACTACAAATATAATACCTTCAGCAAAATATGATAACTTCGGTTGGGCTTTTAGAAATGGACATGGCTCAGAGGAAGAAGGACAAACTTATATACCTACCCCAGCAGGAGTTGGTAGTGCAGGTATATCTTATAAAGTACAAAGTGGAGAACTAAAACAAGTACCTAACACAGGATACCCAAGCCTAAGCGCCTTAGGACATACTATAGATGGCGCAACACCAACACCAACAGGAAGCCCTGTTATAGTAACTGCAAGTCAAATGGGAGTAGACAATCCAGGAGAAGTAGATACAGTAAAAGTAACTGTAAAATTCTCATCACTTATAGTTCAAAAAGAAAATGGTGCAAAAAGAGAAACAGGTTCAGAAAACAGAATAACATTTGAATATTCTAGAGATGGAGGGAATAATTACGAGTCTACTGTTGTTGTAGGTAGAGCTACTATATCTAGTAGCACCAACTTATACTCAAAAAGAGGTGGTTTTTATGAATATGGTAATGCAAATGGTGGTTTAGTAAAAGCTAGAAGTACTCAGCCTTTTAACTATATTTACGCATTTGATGTAACAAGATTTCAACCCTTTGATGATTACAGAATAAAAATAGAAAGAGTATCTCCAGACTCAGCGGTTAAAAAAGATAAATGGGAAACTTCTTCCGCATCTACAGTAGTAGCTGTAGAAAACTTAATAACAGATAAATTAATATATCCATATACAGCAATTGGAGGAATAATAGTAGACGCTGCAGAATTTTCAAGCGTTCCAGGAAGGTCTTACGAAATTTATGGACTTAAAGTAAAAGTACCTACTAACTATTTCCCTATGAGCGAAAAAATAGGAGACACAGGGGAGAGAAGAAGCGCAGCGGCTTATACTAGAAATGTAACAACAGGTGTAGATACTTCTTCTTATGTAGACTGGGACGGCAATTTTAGGGGAGATAAAAAAACATTCACAGACCCTACACATGTTAACTATGATACAGTGTACACAAGTAATCCTGTATGGATTTTTATGGACTTAGTAACTAATCCAAGATATGGACTAGGTAAATACATTGACCCAGAATTTGATTTTTCACAAATAGATAAATACTCTTTATATGCCCTTGCAAAATACTGCGATGAGTTAGTACCAGATGGAAAAGGAGGTCTAGAGCCTCGATTTACTTGTAATGTTTACATAGCAAAACAAGATAACGCAATAAAAGTTTTAAAAGATTTCTCTTCAACTATCAGGTCTATGCTATTATGGCAGAATGGACAAGTAGGCCTAGGCGCAATGATTCAAAAAGGAGCTGTTTACACTTTTAGTAAATCAAATGTTGTAGATGGACAGTTTGCATACTCAGGGTCTTCAAATAGAACTAGATGTAATCAGGTAAAAGTAACTTGGATTGACCCTAAAAAGAATTATAAACAACAAGTAGAAGTTATAGAAGATACAGACCAAATTGCAAAAGATGGAAAAATTAAAACAAAAAGTGTAACTGCATTTGGCTGTACCTCAAAAGGACAAGCTATAAGATATGGTAAATTTCATTTACTATCAAGTAAGCTAGAGCAAGAAGTTGCTACATTTAGCACTGGATTAAATGGTGCAATGTTAAGACCTGGTGATGTCATAAATATAGCAGACGGAGATAGAGAAGGAGTAGTTACAGCAGGTAGAGTTACAAGTACTAGTGCTTCTACTACTACTGTTATAAAAACAGATAGAGATTTAAGTGTTTATTTAAACCAAACTGCAGCTTATAAATTACATTTAATTTATCCAAAAGGAGGCGCATACTTAGCACAACCTACTGCAACAATAAATTCAACAACATACTACCAAGGAGATTTAGTACTACTTGATGAAGCTGGAGGTGCAGTAGACACTGAAGCTAAAGCTGCAAATGTAAAAGACGATACAGGAAGTGTTGTAGTTTTAAACTGGAGTGAGCAAGGAAGAATAGAAACACAGTCAGTATCTTCTTACAATACTACTTCAGTAACAGTATCATCAGCATTTAGTGAAGCCCCTAATTCAGAGGTAATATTTAGTATATCAGGAGAGAACGAAGAAGGCTCAGACTTACAAGGCAGTTTAAAAACTTATATGATTACTTCTATCAAAGAAGATAGTGATACGATGACTTATCAAATAAATGCAAGTGATTACTCACTAGATAAGTTTGATACTATAGATAGAGGATATGTTTTAGAGCCAGAAGAAGTATTTGAAGTGCCTGATTCTACTATAGATGTACCAGTACCAACAAATTTAGTAGTTACAATAGTTCCCGAATCAACAGATACCCCGGATGCGGAAGGCGTTGGTAAAACACAACCTTTTGATGTTTTAGCACAATGGCAACATCCTAAAAGTCAAAGAACAGATAGCACAACATTTACAGAAGGTAACGGTGCAATAGATGCAGATGGAGAGTTAGATGATATATACGAACATTTATCTCATTATGAACTATCAACCAATTTAGGATTTAAGAGCATAGGACAACAAGGAAATCTTAAACTTAGAAGTATACCTGGAGATGAAAACAGCTACACAATAGAAAATGCAATGCCTGTCAAAATTGGACGAGTAAGAATAAGAACTGTAAATACAGCAGGGCATAAATCAGACTGGGTAGAAAGAAGAATAACAATTAGCGGTAAACACATACAAGTTACTGACCAAGGTGTAAATGGTGGTATGAATGGAAGTCTTATGAGAGGTGGTATTCTAACCACTAGTATGTCTATAGATAGTTCTAATGGTACAGTTACTCTTGCCTCTAATGATTATGTGTTCCAGCCGCCTTCAGAAGTAGACCCAGTAATAATATCAAACGGTGATTCAAGTACAACAACCCAAGCTTTTAACGGAATGTCAGACGGAGATACTGCATTCCTTATGATTGACTATGATACTGCTGATAAATTAAGACCTTTGATAGTTTCTCAAGATACAACAGCAACAGATGCAGATGGCAATAAGTTAAACTTTAGATATTTCAAACGAGTAGGTCAGTCAGGAGAAGATTTTACTGAACTATCAGGTACAGTAACAATGGCTGCAGAATCTGTAGAATTAACTGGTAGCAGTACTACTTTTGAAACTGACTTTGAAGCAGGAGATGTTGTAATTATAGGAGAGGGTGCAGATAGACATATATCTACAGTAGGATTTGTAGATAGTAATACTGCTATGACAATTACTACCTCATCTACAAAATCACATTCAGCAGAAAAAATATTCAAACAAGCACAAGATTATGATGGCGCTAGAGATAGTATAATAGCCCAAATAGATAGAACTGGAAGTACTTATACTTTAGCACCTTTTACAAACAAACAAGTGGCAGAACAAGGAGAAATAGGTGCAAATGCTATCACATCAGTACAGATAGCTGCAAACGCAATAGGAAGTGTAGAAATAGCTACTAACTCTATAGGTGCTGTACAGATATCAGCTTGTTCTATAGACTCAAGTCATATTTCAGCAAACTCAATAGGAACAACAGCAATTTCAGCAAATGCTATTACTTCTTCAGAAATATCATCAAATAGTATTGATACTATAAATATTACAGCAAATGCAATTACATCTTCAGAGATATCAGCAAACGCTATAGGAACAGTAGCAATTGAAGCAAACTCTATTACGGCAGCTCAACTTACATCAGATGCAGTAGGAGCCTTTACAGTTACAGCAAACTCTATTACAGCAGTAGAACTAGCAGCTAACTCAGTAGAAGCAGTTGCTATAGCAGCCAACGCAATTACTAGCATAGAATTATCAGGAAACTCTGTAGATTCATCAGAAATAAAAGCAAACTCTGTAAATGGTACTATACTTGCAGGAAACTCTGTAAGTGGTACTCAGATTACTGCAGGAAGTGTAAATGGTATAATTATAGCAGACAACGCAGTAGTAGGTACAAAGATAGCACAAAATGCTGTAGATACTGCACAACTACTAACAGGAGCAGTAGAAACTTTACAAATAGCCAACAATGCAATCAACAATGCTAAAATAGCTCTGAATTCTGTAGACACAGCAGAAATTATATCAGATGCAATCACAGGAGACTTGATAGCAGCAAATGCTGTAGATACTGCTCAAATAAAAGCAAACTCCATAACTTCAGCAGCAATTGTAGCAGGTGCTATTGGAAGTTCACAAATAGCGACAAATAGTATTGGCACAGCAAATATTATAGCAGGAACTATTGATTCCTCTCATATTTCTGCAAACAGTATTGAGAATACAGCAATTGTAGCAGGGGCTATAGGTACTAGTGAAATAGCTACAAATAGTATCGGAGTAGCAGCAATTATAGCAGGTACTATCGATAACACCCACATGTCAGCAAACAGTATTACAGCAGCTCAAATAGTTGCAGGAGAGATAGATAGTACACACATTGGGGCGAATCAAATCACAGCAGCAGCTATACTCGCAGGAACAATAACAAATAACGAAATTCAAGCAAACACAATCAATAGTGTCGTTGTAGATTCTAGTGGAATCGAAGAAAATAATATTGCAGCAAATGCAATTGTTAATGCTAAAATTAAAACAGGTGCAGTTACAAATGCGAGTATTAATTCAAACGCAAGTATTGACTTTGCAAAAATAAATGCATCAAACTCTATCACAAACGCAGACATTAGTGCAGGAACAAGTATAGACTTTGCAAAAATTAGTGTAGGTAATGGAGACATTAATAACGCTATGATTAGTGCTGTGGGTACAGATAAACTAACAGGAACAATAAACAACGCACAAATAGCTGCGGGTTCTATTAATAATGCACAGATAGCCGCTGGTGGTATTACGTTTGCAAAAATTACTGGTGTAAATGTAACTACGGCTCAAATAGCTGCAGACGCAATTACAAACGCAAAAATATCTTCTACAGATAACATGACAATCACACTGACTGATGGTTCAGCAGGTGGTTGGAATGTAAACGCATCAGACTTTTCTAGTACAAACGCAAGTGGCGGTGGTAATGCAGCATACACAACAGCAGGTATAAAACTAGGTGCGGCAGGATATATTTCAGCAAAGAACTTCTACATTGACACAGCAGGTAATGCTAAGTTCAAAGGTGAATTAGCAGGTGCAACAGGAACTTTCTCAGGAAGTATCACAGTTGGAGCATTTAACGCTGTATCAGGATCTTCCACTCTAGCGAGTTCAGTATCGGCCGCACAAAGTTCAGCTTCAGCAGCCGGGGTAGCAGCTAACTCAGCAGCTTCAGCAGCTTCAGCAGCACAAGGAACAGCTAACAATGCAAACACCGCAGCTGGAGTAGCTCAAAATTCAGCAACAAGTGCTGGAGTTGCCGCAAACTCAGCAGCAGCAGCAGCTTCTACAGCAGATGGAAAAGCAGTAACAGCACAAGGAACAGCTGCTAATGCAGCTACAGCAGCTTCAGCAGCTCAATCTACAGCAGATTCAAAAGTCACTCATGCCGCAGTAAACTCATCCTCTACAATAGTAGGTGGTGGAATAGGTGGATGGGGTATAACTACCTATCACTTAGGCGGCGGTGCACAGGCAAATCCTTCGACTAGAGACTTTAGTATAGGTACATCAACTTCAGGTAATGCAACTTTCTTATCGAATGGTGGTATAGTAATGGGGTCAGACGGTTTTATATCTTCAAATACCTTCACCATTGATACAGCAGGTAATGCTAAATTTAAAGGTACACTAGAAGGAGATGACGTAACTGTAAATGGAACACTTGTATTACCATCAGAGGGTGCTAATGTAAGTGGAGTTGTTATTGGTGCATGGCAAACAAACACTATGGACAATAGATTTGTAACAGAAGTAGGAAGTGGCCCAGGTTTCTATCAAGGTTTTGTAAGAGTCACAGGTGGAACACACTATGTAAAAAGTGTAAGTATTCAGATTAGAACAGGTACTTCTACTGGACTTGAAGGAAATCTAATATATGAAACTCCACAACTTCATGAGTATACAGCAGGAAATTTAAAAGATAATAATGCTACAAGATTATACACTAATACCTCACCAGTAGCTTCAGGTAATATGCCAATAGCATTTACTTACACAGGCTCAGGTAGTGTATCAGTATTTGTTAGAGCACAGGCAGATACCGGACCTGACACATTAGGTATAGGTGAAGCTAGATTTATTAAGTTCGGTACAACAGACCCAGTATATAGTTTTGCTAACCAATCAGGTGTAGCATTAAATACAGCATTTTATTCAAATACACAAGTTGTTGGAGGATTTGCAGGAACTAAAACTGTAAATATATCTAACACTTCATTTACACGATTTAAGATTGATAATGGAAGTTTTGGCACAGCAAACTCTCAAATTGCAAACGGAAGTTATATCAATGTAGAGATAACATCATCAGGTGTTAATTTAACTCAAAGGTCTAGTATTGTATCTATAGGAGAGTCTTCAGAGGTATTTTCAATAACAACTGGTGGCACAACTGGTGGCGGCGGAGACCCCGGAGACGGACCTGGCGGCGGAGGTTGTTTCGTACAAGGAACTCCTGTAGTTATGGCTGATGGAACTACTAAAGCAATCGAAGATGTAAATGTTGGAGAAAGTGTAAAATCATTTAGACATTCAAGTTTCTCAACAGGTGAAAATGCTTGGAAAACTTGGTCAAGTTCAGAAATAGGAAGTGGAAGTTTTGGAACTTCAAATGTCGTTGCACTAACAGACCCTCACGCACATACAAATTATTATTGGATTAATTACAATCTAAAAGTTACTAACGAACATCCTATGTTAGCCTTTAAAGATGGAGTATTTAAATTTGTAAAAGTAGAAGACTTAGCAGAAGGAGATTATCTAATCAGAGAAAACGGCACTAGAGAAGAAATATTTGCTATACCGCATATAACAACAAGTTGTATTACACATAACATGGATGTAGAAGATGATGATACTTATGTTGTAAGAGGTGGAAATGGTACTGGGTATATAGCACATAACGTACAACAGGAGATAAAAGTTTAATGAATCATATAATACAAACAGGAACAGATAGCGAAGGAAACGCAATAACAACAACACTAGATGTGCAGTTTACTTTTACTTATGAATTTGTAGGTCATGAAACACAAAATTTTGTGAATAATCAAGAGATGCCTAGAATAAGAGAAAACGATATGGTAAAAACTGTAAGAGTAAAAGTAACAGGAACTGATGGAACATCAGCAAACGCTTCACATTTAGTCGAAGGACAAACAGACCAGGTATACTCAGAAACACTTGCAGTACCTTTGCCTTGGAGGTCAAAAGCAAATGGTCAGCTTTCCGGATTTATAACTCCTTATGAAAATGTAACTGAAACTATGATGTTAAATTGGGCTAAAAGCATACTGTTAGAACAAGGTCAAGTCGATGCACTAAATATAAATTTTGCTACTGCTCTATATGGGCATAGATATCATGTTCCCCAGTAATTTTGGTCTAATAACTACCCCCCAAAAATAGTTCTTGACACCACCTCAAGTTTTTGATATAATTTAGCATATAGGAGTACAAATATGGCAGCAGGAAAATATGATATAGTTATTGACCAAGGAGCAGACTTTGCCCTTGAGATTGCGCTTGCCGAAGATGGAAGTGCAATTAATCTATCAAATCATACCGCATCAGCACAGTTGCGTCCTACTCCCACTTCAAATACTCTTACAGCAACTTTTACTTGTCAGGTAACACAACCAACCCAAGGAAAACTAACAATGAACCTAGGGTATGCTCTTACAGCAAATATAGCGGCAGGAAAATATTATTATGATTTAGAGATTCATAATACTACAGCAAACAGTATTACTAGAGTAATCGAGGGTGTAGCAAGAGTTACACCAAATGTAACGAGATAATGGCAACAACAGTAACTATAACTCCTAGCACAACTTCTATAAATGCCACTGCTCAAACAACAACTCTTACTATATCTTCAGCTATAGCTAGTACAACTAATGAGGCATCTACGATTACTTTCAGCAATCCTGTAGGAAGTCTTAGTGGTACAGACAATGTAGAAGATGCTCTTAACTTTTTAGCAAATCAATTTTATGTTGCTACATCGGCTCCATCTGCAGATACAACAAATCTAGCAGAAGGAGATTTATTTTATGATACTGATGACAATCAGTTAAAGATCTACCGAGAAACATCGTCAGGAAACTTTGAATTTGTCCCTATAATGATAGGTAACGATTCAGCGGACTCAGACACGGTAGACGCAGGGAGCTTTTAATAGCTCGATAGGAAATAATCATGGCACAAACCATTAAAATCAAAAGAAGTAGCTCCTCCGCTGCTCCTACCTCGTTAGGTGCTGGTGAATTAGCATATTCTTCTAATTCGCAAAAGCTATTTATAGGCTCACCAGCAGTTGGTAACGCAGTAACAACAATCGGAGGAGATTTATATGTTGCAATGCTTGACCATTCAGCAGGTACGCTTACTGCAAGTTCAGCAGTAGTTGTTGGCTCAGACAGTAAAATAGATAGAATACTAACAGGCTCAACAGCTTTAACAGGTGCTAATAATACTTTAGCAACCACCTCAGCTGCCTTAACAATTAAAACAGTAACAAGTGGTAACTTAACTATTAGTTCAGTTGCAGACTTAATACTACAACACGGTGGAACTCTTAATTTAGCAACTCAGGCTAACTCAGTAACTATACTAGATGATAACGCAGCCGCTTTAGATATTAATGAAGGCGGTACTTCTTATATTAAATTAGTAACTACCAACGGTGGCGAAAAAATAGAATTAGGCAAAAATGTAGAAGTAACTGGTACTTTAGATGTATCAAGTTCTGCAACAGTAAATTCACTAAGTGCTAATGGTGCTATTGCAGCAGCAGGTAATCTTACAATAAATACTAATAAATTCTCTGTAGCAAGTGGAACTGGTAATACTATTATAGCAGGTACATTAAATGGTCAGGGAGACGTAGACTTTGATGCAGCACTAAATGTAGATGGCGCTACAACCTTAAATGGAAACGTTACTTTAGGTAATGCATCAGGTGATACAATAACCGTTACAGGTACACCAACATTCGGAACGTCAGCAGACTTTGATGGCGGCTTTACAGTTGCTGGTTCACAAACTGTTGATGTAGGCGGAAACAAAATTTTAAATGTAGGAACTCCTACACAAACAACAGACGCTGCAAACAAAGGATATGTTGATAGTGTAAAACAAGCACTTGATATTAAAGATTCAGTAAGAGTTGCTTCAGAGTCAAACTTATCAGCAACTTATAATAATGGAACAAGTGGTGTAGGTGCTACACTTACAGCAGATGCCAATGGTGCAGTATCAATTGATAGTACTTCATTAACATCAGGAGATAGAGTACTTGTAAAAGCACAGACAGATGCAAGTGAAAACGGTATTTACTCCGTAACAACAGTTGGTGATGTTTCAAACCCATACGTTCTTACAAGAACAACAGACGCAGATAGTTCATCAGAAGTTACTGGCGGTATGTTTACATTCGTTGAAGAAGGAAGTAATGCAGATGCAGGTTTTGTACTTTCAAACATAACTGGCTCAGCAACACTTGGTACTGATGACTTAACATATACACAGTTCTCAGGAGCTGGTAGTGTTACTGCAGGAACTGGTTTAGCAAAATCAGGAAATACTTTATCTCTAAATGTAGATGATACTACAATAGAAATAAACTCAGACACAGCAAGATTAAAAGGAGTAACTTCTCTACCTGAAGGTACAATACTATACGGTGCAAATGGTGGTAGTTCTTTTGCTTCTTTATCAATAGGAACATATGATTCATCCAACTCAGTAGGGCAAGTACTACAAGTTGGTGCGAATGGAACAATAGCATGGAGCAATAATATAGATGGGGGCACATTCTAAGAATGGCTCAAATTATTAAACCAAAAAGGTCAGAAACAGCATTATCTGTGCCACAGACAAGTGATTTACAAACACATGAAATCGCTATGAATGTGGCTGACCAAAAGATTTATACGAAAGCAGCTAATGGCTCAGTAGTAGTACTAGCAAGTCATGTACCAGGAGCGTTAACAACAGACGACCTGGTTGCTTTCTCAATAGCATTAGGATAGAGATATGGCATCAGCATTTAAAACAGCGACAGGAGTTGACGTAGGTACAAGTTTAACCTCTG